AAGACCTGAACGCGCCAGAACTCTTTGCCGTCTTTTGTTGCGTACTTTTTAATTGATGCCATATTGCTTTCTCCTATCCGTCACGCTGGGCAGGCGGTGTTAGATTGGAGAGTTTTCGCCGAAAATGGCGAAAAGGTGGCGGCTGTTTTTTCAGCCATGATAATAATCATGCTCAATGGATCTCCACAGTAACAAGAATCCTAATTTATCTTCATAAGAAGGACAGCTTAATCACCAATTGTATACTGCCCGTGGTTGTTTAAATATAACCTAGATATTTGATTGTTAATTGCATTTTGTATTTTCACAAAATCATCAACGCCAAGAGGTTTTTGCCTAGAATCAGAATCGACCAATTGTACTAACAGAGATAAAACAATCTGAAGTTCTTCTATGTTTTCGTGCAAATGCTCACTACGACTAGACGAAATATAAAATCGCAATATATGAGAAACAATATTTTCCGAGTCCTCATCAATATTACCCCCATATTCCGAGCCGATTGAAAGCACTATATTAGCGAGACGTTGAAATGCTCCGCTTCTGACTTCAAATTCAATATTTTTTAAATTGCTGTTTGTTAGTGTTTCAGCCGGAGCATCAGTCAGTCCCATTAAATAAGCAGTATTTGTTTCAAAAATATCAGCTAGTTTTTTTAACACTTCAGCAGAGGGTGTTCTCGTTCCACGTTCATAGTTGCTAAGAGTTGTTATGGGCATACCAGCCTTCTTTGCAAGTTGGCTTAATGTCCAGCCTTTTTCGTAGCGAAATGCCTTGATTCTATTTTTCAAAGTGATCACCTCCTGAATTGATGTTACTCGATTTGAAAAAAATGTCTAGCACCTATTTACAACTATTCGTTATGAGTATATAGTCTATTTATACCCGAAACGGGTATAAACTTTTATTTACTCATAGTGAAGGAGGCTAAACCAATGCAACTACAGATTAGCACTACATCAGAGTTTGAGAACAAGCTTCGGTCGCTCGTACGTCAAACCGTGGCAGAGATGATGCCACAGCAACAGACCATCCAGCCGCAGATTCCAGAATTCTTGAATCTCGGTGAGGCATGCAAACTATTGTCCATCAGCCGAGGCACACTCGACAAGCTCATCAAGCGTGGCGAAATCAAAGTAACACATGTCAATACTGCTAAGCGTATTAGCAAGAAGCAGTTGATCGAGTTCATGGCATCAAAGGAAGTTTAGATTGCTGGGCAGGCAGACATGTAAGTAACTTATGACAGGCGCATAAAGTCAGAGAGGAAAATATATGAAAGTAGTTTATCCATCACTCGTGGAGCAATTCTATGAGGGGTTGAAATCTGAAGGCGTAACGGCTGGTAAGGATGAGGTATATCGCACCATGGTCGAGGCAAATTTAATTGATAAAAACGGTGAGCCTACACAATATGCATTGGACAATGGCTTTATCAAGTGTGTAGACAGCCAACCAGTGAACAATGAACCAGAAAGCCTAGCGGAGTTCAAGGAGCTTTATCCGAACCTTCAGAAATACTCAGACGATCATTTTATGAAGACTGACGAAGGCTGGTGCATTGACACCTTTGTAGCTCGTAGCGAATCTATGCTTTTATTGAACGATCCTGCTACATCCGAAACAGACAAGCAGAATGCTCGGATCGTCCTTAAACACCTCAAGGAGGATGATGGCCATGCCGAAGATGATTAACACCCGTTGGGGATGGACATGGCCGCAGTTTGTAAAGGCTGATGCCGATTGTGATCGATATTGGGAAGCTCAAAAAGCAGAGCGACGCTCACTAATTGAGGCCACAAAAAAATCGCCAAGAGTGGCAGCTCAAGGCGAGAAGAAGACAAGCGAAAAGATACATATCAACTTTTAGCTTGCCTTTATTGGATTGTTTTGTCAAGAAAAATGGAGACAATTTATGATGAAAAATGTTTCAAACAGCACCAAGGCACCTGATTTAGGTATGGCGTCTTTTGACCTTAATACAGCAAGGGGGCTTTTAGAAGCTCTTCGTGATGAGTTTGACACAATGGAAGGATCTGTCATTTCATATCGAAGCAATCGTACCGAAAAAAATGCTGCAATATTGGCATACGGTACGAATCGATCATTCGACGCGTGGAACGCACTACTTGATGCACTGTTAGATCACGTTGATAGCAGCCTGACAACGATTGATGAGGTAAACAAATGATGAAGGAAGATTACTATACAACCGCACAGGCGCTTTTAAGCGATACAAGTGCAATGGTGAATATCTTGCGACATCAGATCAATATTGAACAACAATCAGCACTGGCCGACACAGTCGCTGACATGATCATTGATGCTCGCCGTCTACTTATGGAGGGAGATGCTGTCGATGGTCGACGTGCTTAAAGTAGCACTTGGATACCAGCAGCATTGCTTTGCAGTCTATCCACTTGCACCCGGAACCAGAACACCACTTAATGGTTCCCACGGATATAAGGACGCTACCAAAGACCCAGAACAAGCCAAGAAATGGTGGGGTGAACATCCTAATTACAATATCGGCTTAGGCCTTGATGGCGTGTTGGTATTCGATATCGATATGGGGCATAAAAGCGAAGTCAATGGTAATGAGTCGTTGGCTAAGTTGAGCGTTGAAGGCCGTGCTGGTCAAATTCCTTCTAGCTATGTAGAAACCACCCCAAACGGCGGACTTCATATTTTCTTCACCTATCCCAAGGAATTGAAGCTAACTAGTCGATCGGATCTGTTCTCTAACAATGGCGAGAAAACCGGCCTTGACTATATTGCGACTGGTGTACCGGTTTTCCCCAGCATTCGCGAGAACGGCATGTATCAACCACTAAAAGGGCATAAGATTACCAAGCTAGCACCAGCGCCTCAGTGGTTACTAGATGAAATCCAACGTGTCAGCCACCCTAACCCAGGGTTTGGTGGTTCAACAGTATATCGAGGCAAACGATGGACAGGCAGGCTGCTAGACGAAATAGTGAACGGCACTAGTACTGGCAATCGCAATGATTTTCTGACTAAGATTGCGGGCAAAATGTTCTTCACAGGTGCAGAACCGCAGACAGTTTATAACTTGCTGTTTACAACTAATGATAACTATCTAGATACACCCCTGACAGAAGCCGAAGTTAATAAGATTTTCAAGTCAGTATTGAAAGCCGAAGAGAGGAGGCGTGCGGTTGGTTAAAGCAATGCCCGCGGATACAAAAAAGCTGGCCAGTAATGTTTTACAGATGAAGGAAAATGAGCCTGAATGGATATTCTACGATGAAAATGGTAATCGTAAGGTATCTGCCACAAAGTTAGGCCAAGAAATTATAAAAGCAAATCCTATGTTACGTCTCGATACGCTTAGCCAAGGCGCACGTTTTGATAAAGCAACTGGTACGTGGCGCTTGGATAAACTAAGCGAATTTCTCGATACGATCATTACTGAGAAACTAGAAAGTGTTGGAAAATGGTCACAAGGGAACTTGGGCCAAGTCAAACACTATGTTTTGATTAAAGTCTATCATCCAGAAATGATTGAAAGCCCATTTGAACACGCTGATCCTAATCTAATCACATTCACCAACGGAACTTATAATCTTGTTACTGATACGCTACAACCACATCGACCAGAGGATTACATTTTACAAAACCATCCTTACGACCTAAAGATGAAATCGGAAAAGGATCTAAAGACAGTTGATTGGTTAGCGCATTTGACTGGTGATCCAATATCTGCAAATTTTCTAATGGAGTTCATTGGCTACTGTTTTTACCATCGTTACTCGCCATTCCAAGCACTAACTATCTTACAAGGTAACGGTCAAAACGGAAAAACAACATTTATCGAATTTGTAAAGCAAATACTTGGTAAACGAAATGTATCTAACGTTGCCTTACAAGACCTGGCCAATAAAGATAATCGTTTCACTGGCAGCCAGCTTTATCAGAAAGAAGCCAACATGTTTGCAGATCTTGATGACAGTTTCCTAAAGACCACTGGTCAACTAAAGGCACTGACGGGAGACGATACAACTTTTGCGGAGTTTAAAGGTAAAGATGGTTTTTCGTTTATGAATTTTGCCAAGTTGATTTTTTCAGCTAATAAGTTGCCCAAATTTTCAGACTTTACCAGTGGTTTTATACGAAGATTGTACGTTGTTCCTTTTCCGCAAAAAATTGATAACAATTTCAAAAAAGAGTTTGATCTCAATCAAATCTATGATGAGATACCAGCTTTCAGTTATCAATGCTTGCGCGCATTCAAATGTGCAATTGACCGTGACGGTTTATCCAAATCACCCAGCATGATAGCAGCTAAAGAAAGCTGGCTTAGAGATTCTGACAATATTGCAAGGTTTATTGAAGATCGTTGCCGAATTGAATCAGATACAAAGGGTGGCGATTCATCACGCAATATCTACAAAGCATATCAAGATTATTGTTGGGAAGAAAATATTAAACCATTTTCACAACCGGAGTTTACAAGGCGATTAGAAGCACAAGGAATTCCTAGAAAGAAAGTACAGTTTAATAACGCGAGAACATCGCGCTACTTGCATTTGTTTGTTGAAGACAGTTAAAGCCAACCAACCAGTCACAAAACAAGGGACACTTTGGACACATAGCTTTAAAACGTTGCTATAGCAGCAATGACAGTCTTAATCACCTGGACACTCTTGGGACACTTCAGGGACACCTTGCTGGACATATTGGCATGTGTCCAAGAAAGTGTCCCAAGAGTGTCCCAGAAAGAGAAGTGATTTGGACATATAGTTGGACGTGAAAGCGTTGATATATAGAGGATCTACAAAAAAGTGTCCAAAGTGTCCCACCTTTTTCTACTCATTGACTTCAACCATATGAAGAAGCTAAACGTGGAGAAATATACGGCAATAGATAACAGCAACACATTGATGTTCCAAAAAATTCGGAACACGAAAGGAAGAAAACAATATGGACACAGTATGGGAAGTATTTCATGGACAGAGTTTAAAAGAAATCGTTGATCAGGCACATCAAGATATGCCAACGCCATATCACGCCTCTCAAGTGAATGCTCAGTATCTTAACAAAGAATGGGTGGTTACGGTGCTTGGTGAGCTCGACAAAGAAGAATCTGATTAAAAATAAGATCAGGAAAGCGAAGTGATGCAAATGAGTGTGCCTTTGCACATTTGCATGCACCCCGGGTGCCGTCGCATGATCCCGTTCAATCAACGCTTTTGCGAGGAGCATCAGCAAGATAAGAACAAGCAAGCGACGAATCAGGAACGCATGCAATATGAAGAGAAGGAATTACGTTTCTACAAGTCAACAACATGGACAAAGCTTTCAAAGTCATTCAGGTTGCGCAATCCAACTTGTGCTAGCTGTTTGAAACGTGGGATTATTCGTCAAGCTGTGCTTGTTGATCATATTGAGCCAATCAAAACGGCTTATGGTTGGCAACACAGGCTTGATGAGAGCAATCTACAAAGCTTATGCCAGACTTGTCATAACGCCAAGACCGCCCGGGAGGTAGCACAACGCCGGATGAGATCCCCCAACTGATCGACCCCCGCCCGCAAATTTTAGAGCGAAAGAACGGTCGGCCTCTTTTCTTTTCGATGAATACCGAAAATCATAGAACCTAGGTATAATCAATATGTTATAATTATAATAGATATAAACGAATGCAAGTTCAGAAAGGACGTTACACATGGGAGCACCCCTAAAATCAGTGACTAACCTAAGTGCACATTTATCTAAAAAGCAGTTAGCTGATCGTGTTGCCTCTGAAAAAGCACTGTTCACTTACAAAGAATTGCAAGTACAGCCCCCTACATGGCTTGATGACTATGCCGTGACTGAGTGGCACCGCATTGTACCATTGCTCAAAAAAGACATTCCAGTGAGCGAACTAGATGCTGCCCTGATTGCTAGTCATTGCCAAGCCTATTCTGATATTCAGAAAGCTGCTGAGTTGATTCAAGAACAAGGCATGATGGTTGAAACTGGAGACAACTTTAAAGCAAACCCAGCAGTTAAAATGAAGCTGGATGCCACAAATCAAATGATGCGCATTGACGAAGTATTGGGACTGTCAGTGTATAGCCGGGCGAAACTTGCCTTAAAGAGTGAGACTAAGAAGAAGCCTGACGATCCGTTTGCGGAGCTGGTGTCATCGTGAACTATGCGACTGAATACACCGACAAAGTGCTAAGTGGTGAGATTGCTGCCGGTAAAAAAATTAAGCAAGCAGCAAGACGTTATCGCAGAGATTTGAAAGCCAGCAAGCGCAAAAAGAATCCATGGCCATATTACTTCGATGAGAACTTTGCCAACAAAGCCGTTGAATTCATCGAACTGATGCCGGCACGTGATGGCACCTCACTCAAGCTAGAGCTATTTCAGAAGTGGTTGATTTCCGAGCTGTTTGGCTGGCGTGATAAGGTAACCGGCAACCGTCGCTTTGATCGAGCTTACATCAGCATGGCACGCAAGAACGGTAAGAGTTTCCTGATGGCTGATCTAGGCGCACTGTATCTCCTCATGGAAAACAAACCAGCCATGAATCGCGAAATTGTCTACACAGCCAACAGTAACGCCCAAGCGCACTTAGCCTTTGATATGCTGTCTAGTGGTTTGCGTCAGGTCTCTAAGATGTCTAAATCGGTGCGTGATCGTTTGAAGATCAACCGTAACGAAATCATCGACTTGCCGAGCAACAGCCGAGCTGTTCCGCTTGCGTCTGATCTGCACAGCCTAGATGGTTATCAAAGTGACTTGGCTATTATTGATGAGTTCGCCTTAGCTCGGACCGATGAGATTCTACGAACACTCAAATCTGGCCAGATCAACAGTGATAACAGTTTGCTAGCCGTCATCTCGACCACGGGGCCGGACCTGAATGGCCCTATGTATAAAGAATATAAATTTGTCTCCAAAATCTTAACCGGTCGCGAACA